TACCTGCCCCTTGGATGGTTTGCGTAACTGCTTGTATGTTCGGCATGGTAACGTCTACCGTCGCCACCTGGCGTGTGCCGTCCAAGTACATGATATAGTTTTGCAGCATTTCAGGTACTTTGTTGCTCATAATCGCTCCTTATTAAAAGATGTTCTGTAAGAGATACGGGTCAAATTCCAAATCAAACCGGATCAACTCGGCAGGTAATATCAAACCGAGCATTACGTGGAATGTGAGTTTACCGGCCATCAGGGAGAGTACGTCATTATCCTCTGTCCTTGCCGAGATAGAGCTTCCGGGAGCGAGAGCACCGACCGCCGCTAAAGCGTTCAGGCTCATTTGCTCACTATTCGCAATGATCTGAATCAGCCTATTGTTGTTCGGGTCATCCACCTTTTGCCACCACGTCAAAACAAGGCGGTTGCCGTACCAAGCCAACATTCTGCGGCTCGTTAGCTGCGAATCTTTGGGATCGGTATTGCCGGGATAGGCGGCGGTATGCGTTCCCCAAAGCGTATTGCCCATCGTGAAGTTAAGCACGGTCGCGATGCCGTTTCCGCGCAAGAAGTTCACTTTCGGAATCGACAAGGATATTTCCGTACCGTCCGCGAGGACGGCGGCCTGACACTGCAGGTTCTTGTTCGACGGCGAACTATACGGAATATCACTACGCCGTCTATCTTCAACGGCCGTAACCCCTGCGGCGTGGGTAGCCAAATTCATTTGCCGCGCCCCTACCTGTACTTTTGGCCAGCACAAAAATAGGTTTTTGTTTGTAAGCCCTACTTTCGCCTTATAGCCCGGAACATCCGTATACTGTCTCACGGTATCGGTGGGTAAATCAACGTAAGCAACGCAATTAAAGACGGCGTTGATACCCTCGCACTTGGCCCCCAAAATCATGGCTACGGTCGGATCTTGTGAGAAGTTCGGCGCGAGCAAAATCCCCGGTACCACCCTATATTGAGGGAACGCTTGCTCAACAAGTTCGAGGCCGGAGGTGATTCCGGTCAGCACGTCATAGCCACCGATAACATCGTCTACTGTTACAAGTTCAGGCGCGGCGTACCGATATGACGCGGTGAACACTTTGCCGGCAGTGATGGCGGCCTCAAGAGCGCTATCCTCAATTACTGTAATCACGCCGGTTATCTTGTTGATGGTGTAATCAGTACCCTCTGTGTAGGCGGTATTTTCCGCGTCTTTGAGGGTAATGGCATTGAGAATATCCCCAACGTTTAGCGTGGCCGTATCTAAAGAGAACGTTACAAGTTCGTCTGTCTTTGTCTTATAGTGCTTGGTCGGGTCAAAGACGTTTGCGAAGATTGCCGGAGCCTTGCCGTAGAGAGTGAACGAACTGAAAGCCACCTCGCTCAATCCCCACTTCCCGAAGTCATCACGCGACGCTTGAATGCCAAGCTTCTCGCCGGCCTCGGCGTCAGTATAGCATAATACGATATTGCCCGGCATAGCCCTACCCCTGGTATCATTATCAGCAATGCGGTGGATCGGAGCGCACCCAAAAGCCATAGGGAGCGAACCGTCAACTTTTACGGGCGGGATCAGTGAAGTAGGGACTTCATTTACACCTATACCAAAGTCTACCATATATTACCTCGCTTTCTTTCTGCGGTTTAAAGACGATTTCCTGACTTTATGGCTTAGCTGTGAAAGTTCAGATTCAGCGTCGGCCAACTTGTTCATCGCGCCTACAACCTTGCCGACAGGGACAAATAACCTTGCCAAATCGGGGTCGGCCTCAACCCGCTTGGCAATCTTTTCCGGCAATCCATTTGAGTAGATCGCGCCTTGCTGCAACAGAAATTCACCGTCGTTTTCTACCAACGTCGGCCCCAAGTATACCACCTTTTCAGGCTTTTTGGGAGGCTTTTCCACCGGACGCGCCGGAGGTGGTGTCTGCTGCCCCTTGCTTTTTTCTTCTGACATATCTATTCTCCTTTTTGTCAGGTGTTGATTGATTATATAACCGGATTTATAATTGCCGCACATTTAAACTTTACCACAACCGCCGCGCCATATATCGGATGACTGTGTAGCCCTGCTTCGTATATTGACGCTAATTCTTTTTCAAGGCCGGTCGTTCTTTTAATCGAACCTATACGTGCCCATATCTTTTTTCCCTTATCACCCCAATACATTTTTTTGGTTATAGTAAGAAAAACTCTATCCATCATATTCATAACATCTTTATAGCCCATCTTTACATCTTTTTGGCTATCCCTGCTATACACACCGCATAATATACCTACGGTAGACGTTATTGATTGACCACCTTCCCGCGTATCAGTAAATTCATCATCAAGATACCGGACAAGAACGAATGGTGGATCACCAGCAGCCATTTGATCTTCAATTCCAGCAGGCATTGACCGTTTAGGGGGAGCGTGGCCAATCCATACACTTGGGGCCGCTGAAATCCCCTTTTCTTTATCAAACATGACCTCTATAAAGTCTTTTTCAAGCTCACTCGCTATATCATCAAGTAATAAATATGTCGATTTCATTTGGCCCCCAACAAGCCAAGCCATGATTCGGCTTCTTTTATAAATTGATTTTCAAATTCTTCCTGTATCATTGGCGCTATTTTATCCGGTATTTTCGTTTTTTCCGACGCGGTCATACCCGGCGTTGACTTCGTAAAGACTTTATCAAGTCTTTCTCTTGCCTGACCGCCTCTCTTACTTGGCCTTATACCGAATTCACCGTTACGCTCAAATATGCTAACACCGCCATTTTTCATTTTAGCTACAAATGAATGTTCTAATCTTTGGCTTTGACCGGCAATCATCACTGATACGCCGCCCTTTGTTCTGCCGGTCATGGGCGTTCTCGGAGTTACGTTTTGAAACCTAAAAAGTGGTACATTTGACCCGCGTAGTATAGCGGCAGCTACAAGCTCGCCATGACTGCGCATTGCCCTTTTTAGATGAAAATCTTTCATCTCCTCTTTTTTTATGCCCCATTTATTAGGCGTTTCTTTCTTAATAAGATACCTAATTCTTTGCGCCGCCTTATTTATGGCAGTTTCCATAATGTCGGTAAAGCGTTCAGGACACTCCCGGATAAACTTCTGTACGGTCTTATTATTGACTAATTCCGTAGATAGATTAATCATGTTATTGACCTTTTCAGCGTTATAATCAGGTGTCCAAATGGCTTTTTCACATCATCTACATACCATATCTCACCATCAAAATCTACTTGTTCCGTAACTACCGGCGACGGGACAAGATCATTATCCCGACAGTAAATTTTTTTTATTTCTTCGTTTGCACCTTGAGCCTGATACTGTTGCGTAATAATACCAGCGTCCTCCGCAATAGTCAGTGGCGCACCATTCCAAGAGCAAACCCGCCCGTAAACGTCAACATCTAATAAGACTTTGGCGAAGTCCTCGCGGATTTGCTCTTTGAAACTACTCATTATTTTGCCGCCGCTTCCTTAAGGAGCGCCGCCAATTCGTCGCGGGAAGCGGTTTTCTTAAATAATATGTTCCGCAAGGCCAATTCTTGCGCCAACTCCTCGCGGGTCATTTTTTCAACGTCTAACGCCGGCACGGGAGGCGGTGTAGTATCTCCCTCTTGGCCGTCTTTACTTCCAGTCGGTTTAGGCGACGTAACGGTATTATCTACCGCTTCCGCGACACCTAATTTAATTAGCCGGTTCGCGGAATCATCGTCAAGGTTAAGTATCGTACCTACTTTCTGTGATACTCTGTCGTGAAAAACTGCCGCACTTTTTACCCGTATATTCATGATTTACCTGCCTTTCAAATTATGGGCGGCATACGCCGCCCGTTTAGTTTAAAGTACCCTGGCCACCGTAAACGCATCGACTTCAAATAAGTTAGGCATTGGCGCCGATTCCAGCTGAACGAACCGCGCTGATCCGTCGTCTTTCTGCCACGAAAACGCAAAACGCGACGCCGCTTGCAGTGAGCGTAGGTTTTGAATCAACCCATAATGGAACTCTGACCTCACTTGTGTGCTACCGAATAACAACGTATCGGCAGGGAACATCGGCACATCTTCACCGGTTACCGGATCGGTGTACCACTCATCATATGAGTAGAGCGGCACAATACCCGTAGGCAACATTATTTCGCCGTAGTACATTATACCTTCAGCTAAGTTTCCACCACCCGGAGCGATACGCCCCATTTGGAAGTTAATGATATTCAAGCGCTCTTCAAGCTTCGGGTTATTAATGATAGCCCAAGCTACTTCGCTACCAACAATGCAAATATTCGGAAGAAATCCGCAACGCTGTACAGTGTTACGCCTCCACGTATCCATGTCGCGCATAGGGTCAGCGTCAGAATTGCCCCAAGATATTGCCGGAATAACCTTATTTACTCCGTCAACATATCCAAAGTCAACCTGTACGTTTATACCCTTGCCACGGACATTCACCTTTCCGGTGAGTACAGCTTCCGCGCACATGATTTCTTCACGTCGGACGAGGCGCTCATCAAGCATAGCCAAATCTTCGCCGAGGGTCTGCGCCGCCCTCTGCGCCGGTGACATAGGGTTGTAAATATTTTCCCCAAATGCCCGTGTCTCAAGCTCCTGCGGACGTAACGTTGTCATTTCTTTGACATACGCCGGCTTTGTAACCCGTGTTTCAAAGCCTTCGCGCTCCACCACTACTCCGTCTTGGATTGGACTTACATACACCGCAACCCTACGTTTACTCTTACGCACGTCAAGTTCTACTTCTTTGGTAGTGTGCGTAAACGTGCGGCTAAAAAACGTCGAATGGAAAAAGCGTTTCGGCACTTTGACCTGATCCAACGCCCTCATCATCAACCGAGGGGTGTACATATCTATCGTATTTTCTAACGGCATTGTATTACCTCCTTTATTGGTTCGGCGCCAGCCTGGCGTCTTTGAGAAAGATTGATTTTGCCCGGGCGCTGTCTACGAAATCTTCCCAGTCTACATTGTCAGGGTCGGCGACCGTTATCCGCGGGCCGATAAACTCACCGGTCAGCCACAACGTACCAATATCACCATCGTTAATATCTTCGGACACAACCCCGTGTATGGTGTCGCTCGTAGTCCGGCATTTCTTAACCGTGCCATCCGTGTCCCGGTAAACCAAACTACCGAGAACCAAATCTTCACCCGCCGTAACCTCTTCTGTTACACGCGGAAAATCACCGGCAATTAATGAGGGCCACTCAACCTTGCCGATGGTGTTTATCCCAATTTGTTTAGCCATGTATTGCCTCCTTGCCGCCTGCGGCTTTAAGTCCTGAAACTATTAATCCGACAATCTGATCCTCTGAACTATTAAAATCGCCAACGGCTGCCGGAACATCTCCGGCTTCTTTGGCGTCCTCTTGGTAATCCGTCGCGGCCTTTTTGATTGCGGCGCTGTCGGACTTGATGATCTCTAACGCAAGATCGGCGGCGCTCATGGGCGTTTTAAACATGGCCTTTTTTACAAGGTTAGTGTACCCTGCGGCAACGGCCACCTCATCAATGGATCTGATACGCTCGCGCTCCTCATCAGCCCCTACCTGCTTTATCGCATTAAAGAGTCGCGGGGACTTGGCTTGTAACGACGCCATCCTCAAAGTCAAAGACGCCTCATCATCCTCCTTTTCGTCCTCATCCTCCGGGCCGGCATTACTTCCTTTTTTGCGCTTCTCCTCGTCATCTTTTTCTTTTTCCGACATGGAATACGCTCCTTTGTTTGAATGGTTAAAAGTTGTTTTCGTACTTAATAATCCGGTAATAATACCTTCCAAACTACCCAGGCCATCAGCCATACCAACCTTTACGGCCTCATCAGAAATTAAGACGCCGCCCTTCCCGTAGTTTTCGCCAACAAATGCGGCGTTTGTACCGCGATTACGGGCAACGCTCCCCAAAAAAATATCGGCCAAAGCGTCAAGTTCCGTTTGTAACTTCGCCCGTCCCTCTTTACTATTCGGATCTTGCCTTTTATCCGGCGACTGCGAACTCACTACTTCGTAATCGGTAAGCCCCTCTTTTTTACGGGCTTCCGAATCATCCGTCCATGCCGCTACAACACCTATACTACCAAGAAAAGCCGTTTGATCAGCAACTATTTTATCTGCTGCGGAAGCAATCCAATACGCCGCCGACGCGCAAAGACCGCCCGTGTAGGCGATTATGGGTTTTTTACCCCGCGACTGATAGATCATATTGGCAAATTCATTTATGCCAACAATATTACCGCCAGGGCTGTCTACATTTAGTACAATAGCCTTTACGTCGGGCGCGTCAAGAGCTTCTCCAAACCGGAGCGCCAGCGTCTCAACGCTGGTCGCGCCCGATATATCCGTGAATATATCCGCATGAGGAAAGATCGGGCCAAACGCATTTATGACCGCTACACCATTACGCATATTCACCATACCGCTCTGACGCCGCTCCATCGGTGTAGCAAGAACCGCTTCCATATCCGAATACTCGCGGCTGGCAATCCCAATCATTAAATCGAGATGATTAGTCTCTATAGCCCATTTGCCGGTGAATATGGCGTTTAGGGCTTTTCTATTCGTCGCTTTGGCCATTATTATCTCCTTGTTCTTTTGGCGTTGAGACCGTCTCAAACGCTGACATATATTCCGATTCCAAGCCATATTGAATAGCGATCTTTTTCTCCTCGGAACGCTGTCGCAATATATCTTTATAGTCTAATCCCCGTTTACTGCATTCTATTTGTAGTGTAGATGTAAACCCCTTAATACGTATGCTCGCGGCGTTGGCTTCCTTTACTTCGTCGATCTGTTTTTGTGAATCGCCTACCCAATACGCGCCGGTGTACGCCAAGCGGATCATCGGGTCAGCGAAGAATCCGGGCGCACGTAACCGGCCAAGCATTACTGCCTCAGCAAGGAATTCATCATAGATAGGTTGATTAAAATTGTCGGCAAAATCATCACGCATTCGCAAAACGGTATCGTAAAATTCTAACAGCGCAGCACGGCTTGCCGAATATGAGCTACTGAAATGATTAATCAAAACTTCAAATGGTATGCCCAAGGCCATACCGATCTGCTTCATGCAAGCAGTAAAAAATGGGTCGTATTGACTACTTGGCCGTCCGGCGCTCACTACTTGTAATTCTTCCCCAGGCGCACCGTCAACCCACGTACCTGAACCCAGCTTAAAATTATCAGAACGATTCCAAGGCTCTTTATCCTTATCGTAGACCACACCACCACCCATAGCCGGATCATTCGCCTGTCGTTTTATAAATATAGCGAGCATAGCATTTACAACCGCTGCCGATAATTCTGCTTCGGAATATTTTGTAACTTGCTTTATTAGATCGATTACCGGAGCAAGTATAGGAACGCCACGGCTTTGGCCGATCCTCCCAACATCCACAAGGTGTAAAACATTACGGCGACCTGTCTTTTCGCCGTAAATTGGAACGCGCCTCCAAGTAGGCGATATTTTCGATGATGGAAAGTACGTCGCGCCGGGGTGCGGTGTCCTTACAAATATGGCCTTTGGTATACCGTTTATTGTCCGCTCAATTCCTGCGGCTATATTTTCATTGTCAGGTAAATCTCTGTCATTTACTACCCGCTCGGCTTCAATTAACTGAACACGCAAACTGTAAGGGATTGTACCGCCCGTTTTGTACGGTAGCAGAACAAAACAGTCGCCGGCCGTGAGCTTTGACCGAAATGCAAGCCGCTGAAGCCCAACAAAATTAAGCTGCCGTAAATAATCACAATCTTTACTCTCTGCCCATATTCTAAACTCGTATTGAGCGTTTTCTTGCCATTCTTGCGCTTGTTCTTCGGTCAATCCTAAATATTTTCTATCGATGGATGCCTGAAGCCTTAAACCTGAACCTATGACACCGGAAACAAGTTTTTCGATCGCTCCGGTAGCCGCAGGAGCATTACGAAGGAGATCACGGGTACGGTCGCGGAGTAACGGTAAAGACAAAAGCGTTTCGGTGTCGGCGTCGCCGGATGGAGTAAACCATTCCGACAATGACCGCTTATCACTTGCCCCATTATAGGGCGCTGACATCATCGCCTGAAAATTATTCGGGCTGTGTCTTTGCGCGGCTGTCGTTTTTCTACGTTTGCTCATTTTAGTCATCCACCGGTACTATACGCCGGATAGTACGCCGCCCTCCGGTCAACTCGGCAATTTGGGCGTCCAAATATTGTAACAATTTCAATAAATCCGATATATCATGGGCGGTATACTGTTGGCCGCCGATTGTCCATGATTTAGCCCCGCGCTTCGTGATGGCGTCAATCGCCTCCACCACTTTCTTGCGCATATTTCGAGCTTCGGTAAGTCGTTCTTTTTGTTCTTCTTCGGTCATACGCTCCCCGTTATAAGCGGTGGCGTATAGGTATTAATCTTGCCGGATGGCCATACGGTTCGAGAAATCCCAACACCACCAACATCAATATACCGTATCGCCGTAGAAGATTCAGTATATTTCTTAATGCACGATAAGACATACGGTATATGCTATATTGTAATGTTTAGATCAATACCCTCCGGTCGGCGGGTATAGGTGGTAGTTTTTGCCGCAGGAGCGGCGTCCACTTTAACCGGCTTCGCGTACCTTTTTTCAAGAACGTC